TATTAACCGGCAGTCTATCCAAGGTGCTAGCGAAGATATGATTCGGGTATTTGCTACTACAGCAGTCCATACCGCATATCAGCAGTCTCGATTTAAGTTTGCTGAAAAGTTTGTCAACAACTTGATGAACGCTAAAGATTACATCAAAGATCTACCCAACTCTGATGTTTACGACGACTATATTAAAGAAGTAGAAAAACGTACTCCAACTATTCTTAGTAATGAAGATACCAGTATGTCTGCGGTGGTAGCAGGCAAACTATCAGATGCTACGTTCTATTTCATGCTGTCTGCGCCGTTCTCGGCCATGCTAAACATACTTGGTATGGCTGCGATTACGATGCCTTATATCGGTGGCCGGTATGGGTATGCCAAGTCAAACGCTGTAATGCTTAAAAATCTTGGTCGGTACACAGCCACAATGCCAAAACGCACGATCAGTCCGGCGCTTAAAGGGCAGATTATGCAGATGGAGTTTCCGTCGATTGTAGAAGGCGGCAACTTAGACCCATTGATGCAACGAGCGGCAGACCGGTTTATTGAAGATAACGACATCAATATTTCGCAGACCAATGACATTATGGACATTGGTGGTCGGCCATCAGAGCTTTATACGGGGCGGTACAACACAGTCAAACGAGCTATTGCTGCATTGTTTCATCAGTCTGAGAGGCTAAACCGTGAAGTAACACTGTTATCTGTGTTTGAGTTAGCTTACGATAAGTTTTTAAACGAGCCTAAGAAAGACCTGCGTGGCGTTATCCAGCGCGACAATGCAGGCAACCCAATATCCAATACGCCAGACGAAGCCTTTGAGTTAGCAATTACGGAAGCCAAAGATATTGCTGGCCTGTCTCTGGGTGACTTTACCCGACAGATGAAGCCTCGGTATTTCACGCCTCCGCTGCTTTCGGTGTTAACTAAGTTTAAGCAGTACTCTGTGTTAGCTACTTACGTTGTAGCTCGCAACTTTTACTTTACTTTTGCTGCCCCCTTCCGCAAAGCCGAAATAGAAGAGTTCCGGCAGCAAATGATTAAAGACAAGATTCCGCAAAACATTATAGACCAGCGAATTGCCGAAGCCGATGCTCAGCGCCGAGAGACTTATAAAGAAGGGCGTCGTAGACTAGCAGGCATTTTGGGTATGACGTTCCTTGCTTGGCGGTGCAGAGGCTTGCCGTTCTTTACTTTAGGTATCGGTACACTGGTTAAGATGCTAGGCAACGATGACGACGATGAGTTTTTTGACTGGGATAACTGGTTTAAAAATTACATGGAAGTTGAACTTGGTGGCTATGTAGCTGACTTATACAAAAAGATGGGTATGGAAGAAAAGACCGCTAAAAAAGCTGGTCGTGCGACTATGGAAGCTGCAGTGCGTGGCCCCGCTTCAGTGATAACTGGCGGCTCATTGACCGAGCGTGTAAGTCTTGACCCCGTAAATCTTTGGCTGCGCGACCCCCGTTTCTCTACAGACACTAGGGAAAGCGTAGTAGAAGGAGCTATTGCTAATGCTGGCCCTGTAGTCGGCCTTATGGTTAACTGGGCAGAAGCAGTTGAGTTGATGGAGCAGGGTCAGTATCAGCGCGCCTTTGAAAAAGCCGCACCGGCTATTGTGGCTAAGCCAGTCTCTGCTTATCGGTTGGCTGATGAGGGCGCTAAGACTAAGTCTGGTATTAAGCTGGTTGATAACTTCTCGGCTTGGGAAATCGCCATGCAGTCGATAGGGCTACAGCCAGAACGCCTCGCTCAGAAGCAGAAAGCTGCCATCGAAGCCAAGACCTACGAACAAAAAGTCTTAGACCGCAGGGAAACCCTGATGAATCGGCTTTGGTTGGAACGCGGGAATGTTGACGGATATGAGGACACGATTGAGAAGGTTCAAAAATTCAATCAAAAATATCCCGAATACCGGATCGAACCTAAAACCGTCGTCGACTCATTTAAGCGTAGGGCTAAGAGCCAAACCGAAGCAGAAGTGTTCGGTGCTCAGATACAAAAGAAGCTGCGCCCCAGGGTTTCCCCTATGCTGGAGTACGGCAGGGACGAGGACTGAAAAAGACCCCCGCACTAGGCGGGGGCAAGGTTGAAGGAATTCAACCACCAAGAGGAGTGCCATGGGCACCGACAGCGAGGAGATGCTGTCAGGGCGGAGTTTACTACCCTAATCTCCACACGCGCAAGCCCCGAAACCCGTTTTCAATCACTAACTTTACTTTGACCTCAAAACCCAATCGGTCCATGGTGGTATTTACAACAGCCTTAGCCTCCTCGGCATCAAGGCACGGGACAAAAAAAGATCGACCTTTCTTGAATTTAATCCAGTCGATCTCATAATTTATCCCGTTAATCCGCATCTTTCACTGTTTCTTCTGCGGGTGCCTCAGCGTCTTGAGGTGTATCAGGGTCGTCTAACCCGTGCTGCCCTGCAGCTATAAATACATCCGGGTCAAGGAAGTCACCCCTAGAGCAGTCAAAGACATAAGCATCTACCGGAGGGACAGCACTTAATTTGGTGCCTTTGGACATACGCTTTTTAATCATGCCGCCGTAGACGCCCTCGGCGGTCAGGGAAGTCAAGACATCTTTCAGCGTAATCCGATGCTCAGAGCAGTATCTCCGTAGTGCCGTAGCCGTAATAAACAGCTTCATGGTATCCGGCTCCATACGAATCGTCAGTTCTCCACGCGGCTCTAGAATCGGCAACATTTCTACCCCGGTACGCTTATCGACCTCACCATTGATGACCAGCGTATTGTTGCGATGGATATTCCAAAACTCACCGATGATGCTGGCTTGGCTAGTAAGCGGCGGCTTAATCTCTTCCTTCATGTCACCAAAGAGGGTCAGCATCCATTTAAAAACACGGCCGACGTCAATGTCGAAAAGCCCGAGGCGTCTGGCAAATAAAGCCCCAGCGATGTTGCAGGCTGCAACCCCAGACCAGAACCGCTCACGATTAGTGAAGCCAACCTTTTTGTCGATAATCTTTTGTATGTCCCTGACTTCTTGCAGGCGTTCTTCTAAGTTAGCTACCAAATCTCTCAGATATATCCGCCCTGCGTGCCCATAGTTGGAATACAACCTGGGGTAAATCTCGTCAGCTTCTTCTTTGCTTAGCAGCTTGACGGGGGGAATCTCGTACTCAATAACTCGCATCAACTCGCCATCGGCAGAGGAGACTAAAGCCTTAAGTTTGTCCACAACCGATGCGTTCGATGAACACAGCAAGATAGTTTCCCACCGGGCAAAGTTTTTGCGCTCCTCGTTTGTGCTGGCTTTCATCCTTGCACGGCCTCGGCCTTGAGAAACAGCGTATGCCCAGTCAGAAAAATCGTCTGAAGTCATCTTGGTAATCTCGTCACAACCAAGCCCAAGGTTGTTCATTACGCCAAGCCGATGCAGCCTGACGTTCATGGTATCCCGTGCAATCAGCATAAGTTCTTCAGGATGACCATATACGCTGTGCATGGCTTTTAGCGTCGTTGTTTTGCCGGTGCCGGACTCGTTGTTAATCAGGTTGATAATGGCACCCTTGAGGTTCAGCAGCTTCATAAGCGGTGCGCCAAAAGCGGTAAAAAAGCCAAATGCCATCGGCTCAAAGCCTGGGTTGTTATACACATTGATAACCGATTGCCATTCTTCTAACGTGCCTTGTGGCTCAAACCACGGTACTAGTTCTTTTGTGTAGCTAGATGGTGGGCTGTACTTGTCTGCATCTGCACAGATTTCGTTATCACCAACAACAAAGGAACGAAATTTATCGGTCCAACCAAATTGCGTTCTCATAATTTCTGCCTCGTGTTTAAATTGCAACTCTTTTGTAAAGCGAACGATATAAAGCATGATGGCGTCCATCTGTTTCGTCATAGCGACAATGCCGTGATAGGAGAGTTTGTCCCGTAGTTTTTCTTTTGCTAGCAGGTCCATAGCCGCAAGAGCAAACTCTTTTACGCCATCTCTCGGTGTATGCAGCCGCATCCAAACAACTTCGCCATACTCAGGGTCGCGCATGCGCTTAACGACATATAAGTCATGCTCGTAGATTAGGTCTGGCTGCTCCCCCTCATCGGCTGGGCGGCAATACACCCCACCTTTTTTGCCACGGAAGTACGGAAACGGAAACTCAGGTATGTTGTAAGTAACCGGCATAAACGCTGCCGGTGGAGTAACCTGAATGACGTTATCTTCCGGTGCGGCTTCGGCTATCTCTGCACCAAGAACAATCGGCGACTTAATCTGCCCCCAGTGTTGACATTGATCGCAGACATTAGGATTATTTTTATTAAACACCTCACAGGTGTATGGGCCTTTGATCAGCCGAACCTTGTTCTCGGTTTCCTGAGCAGAGTAACTGGGGTGATCTTTGGATATATCGTGGATTGCTGTATCGCTATCAATACAATAAGCCGCAATCGACAGTGCCCCACGCCAGAGTGGTTCTTCTAAAGAGTCTTGATTATCTACTGCATGTTTAATCTGAGCACAGCCTTCACCGTTCTGAGTCTTTAACCAAATGGTTTGAAACCGAGACTGCCGGTTACCCATCAGCGACTTGGTCAACTCATTTAAATTGCTAGTCGCATAGTCAGGCGCTTCTCCGTCGGTATCTGATACACCCAACAAAGTTTTAAAAGACTCAAAATCTACAGGCTTAGACAGGTGCTGCAGTTGGACTTGGGCAGGGGGATCAGACTTATAGTTAAGTGTCTCCGGCACTCGCAGAATAGATGCCGCATCCGATGTCCTTGCAGGGTCTGCTTCCAGCCCATGCTCAACGCACAGCTTCTTTAGTTTTTCTGCAACCCGTTTCCAGTCAAGCCGAGAGACCGCTGAGATTAGCGGCCAGTAGACATGTAGCCCCCGCCCCGAATTTACGATGGTCGGCTTTGGTAGTCCGAGTGCTTTGCAAAATGTCAGCAGCGCCATGGCCCCTTCGGCTTGATCGGCATACGGCTTACCTTCACCGCAGTCGATGTCTAACCAAAAAGACTTAATGTTTTTGACGTTGTCTGTTGTCCGAGTTGAGTGCCCCTCATATTTGGAGCAAGCAAAGTAAACGTCATACTGCTTGTCTAATAAATTCTGTATCTCCTTTTCTGCTTCTACCAGCGTCTGCACAAAGATTTGCTTTGGCAGTCCTTTTTTCTTTAGCCCTACGACGCAATACCACCCCTCGGTGGATAGCACCGCTGATAGCAGATCTGTTGTTGCCATGCTTAATCCAAGTGGATTTTGTTTTTGAGTGTCGCAACCACTTCCTCAATCTTTTCTGTGTGCCTCTTGCGTGGCATTTCTTGACCCTTAAACCATTTGTATATGGTCATACGGCTTACGTCAAAAAACTGCGCTACATCAGCAACGGGAATATCTTGAGCAATACACAACCTCCCCAGCAAAACGCCGGGGTGGGTTGTGGGAGCGTGCTTATTTACTTCAACCAGTTTGAACGAATAACCGCGAGTCTCCGACATGATTACTCATCATCGGTGGACCACTGGTTAAGTACGTCAGCAAACTCTTTCTTAGCTGCTGGTTCAACATTTTTCTTCGCAGTTTTTTTGACCGGCTCGGCGATTTCGGTCTTGGCTGCGGGGGCAGCAATAGCTTTAGGCTTAGCACCGTCAGTTTGTGCGGGGGTTTGGATAACTGCAGATTTAGCAGCGGGGGTATTGCCTTTCTCTTTAGCAACTTCCCACTCCTCACGATGGAGGAACCGAACAGGCTTAAAGACCAGTTTGGGCGTGGCACTGTCGGAGTCAAACCGCATTTCGGTAACCAGTGTGTTGATGTTTTTACCCTGCGAACCTACATACTTGGCATACTGCTGGAACGGCATCTTGTCTAAATCGCCACGGCCAAAGACTGAAGTCGGCGCAAGAGACAATTGGAACACATCACCGCCAATATCGGTTTCCAAAACTACCGCGAGACGCTGCTGATACCGGCAAGCCTTAGACTCACCTTGACCGGAACCCTTGATGTTCTGCGAGCAACCGTCACAGGTAGAGTTTTGCGGAGACTCAAGGCTGGCGTCAGGTGTAATGCCATCGTTAGACCAGCAGTCAGGTGCAGAAGTCTCACCAGCAACATAGGCACTAGCGTAAAACTGACGGGATACATTTGGATTGCCGTTAACAATGATCACGTTCATCGAACGATTTTCGTTCTTGGCAATCTCTTCGCCATTGACCATCATGCGGAATACACCGCCACGCACCGAGATACGTTTTAGTGAAGTGTTACCTGCCAGTGATTTGGTCAGGTCGTCGAGTTCGACTTCTTTAAGATAGTCGGGTAAGTCTTGGTTAAACAAAGCAACATTGCTCATTACTTTCTCCTAATGGTGATTTCGTACTCTTGATCCACATTCAACCCCGGTGGATGCACTTCGGGGTGATCCTCTAAAAACTCGCGCATGTTAGTCTGATGTATGCGCTTTTCCAGCAACTCCATAGCACCTTGTTCACGCATGAAGCCGTAGAAACTTTCCCAGTCGTTAGTCCAGTACCGATTTTTAATCGTGCGGTAGGCAGTGCCGTTTTCTGTTTTAAAACTTGTAACACCAGTCTCTTTGCTGATGTCTAGAAGTTTTTGTTTTAGCGTGCGCATCTGTTCGTCAAGGTCGGCAATTTTATCATCGTACTCGCGTGTAAGTTCTTCTTTCGCGTTACGAATCTTAATGTAAACGGCGACGATTTTATCTATGGATGAATCCATATGGTTTCCTCTTGGTTTTGTTTTTTCTTATTGTAAATGAAAACTGTACTGTGTCAAGTGTTCATTTCGTTTTTGTACAAATCAATAATCTTTGTGTGGAAATCTAGTTTGCTTTGCAACATGTTGTATAACTTTGTTTCTACAGGACTGCCTTCAATGTGTACCACAGTTACAGGATTCTTCTGTCCCTGCCGATGCACACGAGAATTTGCTTGTAAGTATGTCTCAATGGATGTTACCGGGGCATACCAGATAACAACATTTGCAGCCGTTAATGTTACTCCGTGCGCTGCAGCTTGTGGTTGGATAAGCAAGACTCGCGGCTCAGGGTTTTCCTGAAAGCGTTTAAAGATGTCCGTACGTTTGTTAACACTTACATCACCGTTAATGATCTCCGATGCAACTCCATGCTTTGTCAAATAATCTTTTAAAAGATGTATGGTGTGAGTAAAAGGCACGAAGATGAGAACCTTGTGCGACGCCTCCTCAATAACTTCTTCAATTACCTTGAGACGATTTGAAACATCAAACTCAATTACATTGCCGTTGTCGGTATAGACTGCTCCACCTGAAATCTGTAGTAATTTAGTCAGGCTTGAGGCGGCGTTTACCGCAGAAACTTCTTCACCGGCGGCTGCTATAAGCATGTCTTTCTTAAGCTGCTTGTAGTACTTATCTTGTTGTGATGTCATAGGTACGTATCGAGACGCATACATCATGTCTGGTAGGTCTAGGCATTCTTCCTTGGTAAACCGGATAGCAGGCTGCAACGTGTTATGAACAACTTCATCTGCTTTCGGCTTTGGGACCCACTTAAACCTAGTCAGCTGATACATCACCGTGTCTCTGAACCCACCGAATGTCATGGGCAGTCGCTCGGGACAGCATAACTTAGCCAACCCATAAGCATCAAGCGGAGACTGTGAAGCCGGAGTGCCCGTCATCATCCATAGCCATGTGGTCGGCTGAATAAGATTTTTCATTACTTTAAATCGCTGAGTGCGGGAACTTTTGTATGCGTTAGCCTCATCAATAATAATTAGGTCAAAACCACCGTCGGCTATAACATCTTTTACAATCTCTACACCATCATAGTTAATGATGACATATTCGGAGCCGTTGTTAATAATTTCAGCACGCTTGCGTTTATCGCCGTAGGCCACAGCCACATGTCGATGCAAGGCAAATTTAAATAAGTCTGCCTGCCATGCCGATTGCATGATGGACAGGGGGCAGATAATTAGCACGCGGTTGATAACGCCCTGCGTCAATAGGTAGTCAGATGCCCATATTGCCGAAGCAGTTTTGCCTGTCCCCTGCTCATTGAAACAAAACGCTCG